GCACTAAGATCAATAGTGGCTGCTGCAGCAGTGCCAGCAACTTTAACTACTGATTCATTATTGGCGTTCTTAAGAATTGTTTTGGTAACTGCCATTTTAGATCTCTCTTAGTATTCTCATGAAATTGTTTTTACTCTCACGCATGTAATCAACAATCTCTGGTTTGTCTTGTAATAAGTTATTTAGGGTTTCTTGAGTATCTTCATTTATTGCAACAATGTTTCCATCGGCTAACTGATACTCTAGCTTACCACTAAACTCCACTGCTGATCGTTCTTTGATAGCAACAACAACAGGGTCAACTGAAAATAGATTGGAAGAAGCGAGTTCAATATAAGATTCAATAAGTGTATCGGTAATTTTATCTACATTGTGAAACTGTCGTATATAGTTTGCTACTTTTTCTTCGGGTACTGTTGTATTAATATCTTCTAGTAATTTCTGATTTTCAACGTATCGTCTGGCGTATGTTTTCGCTTCTTCCAAACTCTCAAAATTCTCTTCCAACTTATGACCATCTATGGTCAACGAGTAATCCTTATCAACAGTTACATTACTGTCGTAGCATGTGTACTTGTCCAACACTCCGAGACTTTCGAAGAGTTTAGATCTTAGTACGCTAAAGGATTTACTCATTTGTCTCTGTTGTTTCTTCAACAGCTTCTGCTGTTTTAAACATATTAGCTGCAACTTCTTGACGCATGGCGTCCATCTTAACAGAAATCTTTTCAGCCATGGCTGAATTAAATGATTCTTCTGTATCGATTGCACTTCCAACGGAAATTGCGTTAATTAAATTTCTTACTGAATCACTCATTGCGGTGCTCCATCTTGTTGTTCATCGGGTTGCATATTCATAGATCCCTGAGCAGCAAATCTTTCCTGACTGTCTGCTTGTCTCTCAGCAATCTTTTCTTTTTCTTGTTCGATCTCTTCGTCAATCTTTTCAATGTCATCATCAGTTTGATGTAAGACATGTTTACGAATCCATGCTTCAGAGTAGTACTTACTTACGTATGGTTCTACCAACTGCAACTGATTCAAACGACCAGTAAGAATCTCAGAGTCTTTAACTTCAGAGTAATAATTATCTTTCTGAAAGTCAAAGCGAATTTGTTTTGTCATCTCATCCCATTCGTCTGCACGAATAACACCCTTTGCAATCAATTGCACACGAAGGACGTCAAGGAATAGATGAGAAAATTTCTTGCGTATACGTTGGATGAATTTATTAAATTTAATTTCATCACGAGTAATTTCTGATGACCGACCTAGATTAAACGACTGATCTGGGCGAAGTCTTGTGACTGGCACATTCAATGCTTGGAACAACTTGTTCTGAAAATATTGAATGTCTTCAATTTGACCGAGAGTTTGTCCACCAGGAAGAGTAGTAATCTCTGTTCCTTTGCCACCTTCACGACGTGGCATCCAGAAGTCTTCCATCATGGACATATGTTTACGATCATCACGCACTTCACCAGTGGTTGCATCATAAACTACTTTGTTTCTAAACTTGTTCATAATGTCGTTGACATACTGTTCAGCTTTTAGCTTGGGCAGATTACCAACGTCAATATAAAAAATTCTACGTTCTGGTGCACGAGAGATGCGGTAGATAACTAGCGCATCTTCCATCATCTTTAACTGATTCACTGGCTTAATTGCTTTGTGCAAGTAACTCAGTGTCATTCCAGTATTCTGATCAACACGACCAGAAGGTGTAAACACTACCGAATCAAGAGACATCTTAACACCTTGCATACTTTGCTCGGTGATTCCTTTGTCATTGTAAAGGTAGTATTCGTCTACAGCTTTAATTAAATCAACACCTTTGTCTGATTTAACTTTTTCCACGTTTTTAATACGACGAATCTTTCGTGGATCAATATAACGTAATTCTTGAATGCCCTTTTTGGCATTGTTTGCATCAAGCATTATGTTGTAGAATACACGACCATCAACATACCATTGACGGAAGATATCATGACCTCTGTTATCGAAATCCAATAACCAAAGTACATGATCAAATTCTTCACGAATCTTTTTCTTGATACTGTCAGGTACTTTTAAATCGTCAAGTACAACTTCTACTGCTTGTTTATCTTCTTCAGCAATGATCGCTTCATTAACTATGTCCTCAATGGCTGAATCGCAGTCAGCATACTGCGAAATTTCTCTATAACGACGAATAAGATCATTCTCGGTCTTGATAATACCTTCAAGATCCATGACCATGCCATAATGTGCAGCAGCAGAGTTAACAACTGTTGCGCCATCATCATAAGAAGGAGGCACTATTGATTGTAGTGCCTTCTCCTGTTTGCGTTTTATTTCAAATCCAAATAACTGCATTATGTATTACCCTCGAAAGGGTTCTCCCGATTAGATTGGGAAAGAACCGATTGGTGTGTTAATGGTAGTATTAACACCGAAGCCACCATTGGCACCAGTTGATGTATTAGAAGTCCAATAGTTGTATTGGAATGTCAGTGGGAATGTTTCAATTGCATTAACTGTATCATAATCCAATTCAATTGTACCAATTTCAGTTGGATAAGCGTCAATGAAAGTATAAGACTTAATAACTGCGCCATTACGGTCGAGTTGGTTAACTGTTAGATCAGCCTGATAAGCAGTTGGATTTGTCAATCCATTTGTGCCAATCAAATTCTGAATACCGTTGGACCACTGCTCAAGAGCATTGCGGATATTGAAGTTTGTGTCGTTGTAAATTTGTACTGACCATGGTGCAAAGCTACGCTCGCCAGCAAAGTTTACTGCACGACCACGATACTGAACACCGAAGTTTTCAATAGTGGAAGCTGGTAGTTGTGCAGACTTGCACAGGAATTGAGCCTGTTGTCCTGCTACGATTCCCAATGTAACATAAGTTGGGAATGTTAGTTGCACGAAAAACTGATTGGCACGTGCGCCACCGCCAGTTAGTTGTGCTTTAAAATCTGAAATATTTGCCATTTAATTATCTCCTTGGGGCATTCTGTTCTTTATATTTAGGGAGGATCCGAAGACCCTCTCTTTATAATTAAGCACCGACCTCATTGAAACTGATCGAAGAACGAGCAGCAACAAAGTTGAGGGTAATGAAGTTGATAGAACGATTTGGTTTAATGAAGATGTCGGCAACGAATTCGTTACGGTCAATAACTTCACCAGTGTTATTTGTGTCATCACATTTAACACGGAAATCAGTGATACCACGACGACCCTGAACATCACGCAGGAATGGCTCGATCAAATTCTTAAATTGAGCACGAGTAAAGCCATCGTTGAATTCGAACAATTGGAACTTAGCTGCAGTTGCAACAGACTTCTCAAGAACGATAAACAAACGACGCACATTGATACGATCAAATGCACTTGGAGCAGCCAACAGAGTTTTATCTCCAAACAAGACAGTACCCTGTCCTGGGAAAGCAACTACTGGGTTAACACCCTTTTTGTACAATGTGTCACGATCTGTTTTGCTTGCGTTGTATGCCAACTTAACAACATTCTTAACCTGACCACGATTCATACCACCTGGAGAGAACCATGGGTCATTAGTGTAATCAGTGCGAGCACATAGACCAGCGATGTCACCATTCAATGGAACATAACGGTATGTGTCGTTGTAACGATCATACTGATACTTGTAACCAGAGTCAAGAACAGCGTAAGAAGTGCTTGGCAATGCATCACGGAAAGTAGTAATTTTGGTTGCGCCAGCAGATCCAGATGCTGTAATAACAGATTGATCTGATACATCTACTGGAGAAACAAACACGATACAGTCTTTACGAACTTCAGCAATGTTGTTGATAACGTAAGTAGCTGTTACAGCAGAAACACGACCAGTAGCGATCAATGCAATGTCATACAACTCATCGTTGGCAAACAAAGCAAAACCTTCTTGATAGTTACCCGCAGTAGCTGCAAAGTCATCAACACCACCGATTAGTGAAGTGCTACGAGCAACACTCATTGTAGTGAATGTATTGCTGGCAGAAGTGCCCCATGCATGAGCAGCACCAGTAGCAGTGATTGGGTG